CCCGTCGTTCGGAAAGTGTTAGTTTCCTAATGACACACGACCGTTAGGCCGCGTCCTGCGGTCTCCTTACGAGAAAGAGACCCTCCCGAAACGGTACCCGGTAACCGAATTCCTCGGTGCCAGGCCGCTCGAGCTGGACCCATAAAGGGCCAGCGCCATCTGAGTGTCGGGTGAAAAAAACTTGAAGGGGATCAGTCTCACGACTGGCCTCCAAACCCGAAAGTATCGGATTGAACGGATGGTTCGGACATTGCGCTTGACCCATTTAAAGTCATGCACTACCAAATCACCCAATCGCTCCGGTCCCGTACATCTCCGGATAAAAGTAGGCAACATACCCAGCGCAGTGTTTCTAGCGCGACGGATAAGTCTAAAGTGTCCCAAGTCCATTCTGGACCAGGCCCACAGACCGTTTGCCACAGATATCCAATCAGAAGGCTGCTTTGGCTCATTCTTTAACCTATAGGGAGTAACTAAAACCCCACAGAAGAAATCACCACCGCAACTCTCCCGAAAAGGGCCACTCAGATATGTCTTTCTTGAGTTAGGCTCAAAACCGAAGTACTTGAGAACAGCGATCACGTCAAGTGCATGCTTTGTGGGTACGATAATATCATCCCCATAAACACTCACCTCGCGACCATCTTCGCCCGACGCAATACGCGCAAGGGCGTAGAAGATTAAAGTCTCAAGCTCGAAAGTGAACCCATTCCCCATAGAGGAGAATTTCTCAAGTAGAACCCACCGTTTCTGCTTCTTAGCGCGCCCCGCCTTCCCATCCTTGCGGATAGTGGGCAGGAGAACCTCCATTTCCGTTGCCGGAGAACGAAGGTCGCTGAGCAGCTCAAACCAATCGTCTGGCAATAATAACTTTACCAGATTCTTGGAGACGGTGTCGCTTGCAGATGAAAGGTCGATCGTTGCAAGGGAGTTACTAAGGCTTCCCAGCCTAGCTAGGGCATGATGTTTCTCCTGACCAGTGGTCAGGTCGATATCAATACCCACCCTCTGTAAACAGCGCCGAATGTGACGTCCTACCCCAAGTTGGGCGAAGACATTCATTCCCGGCTCAATACAGATGCCGCGATCTTTAGTACAGTCTTTCGGAATGGTCATAAACCGATTTCCTCGGACGATACAACCCTCTACAGGATCAGCAAAAGGAGTCGAAACCCCTAGCAAGAATGGACTAGTCCGCCCCCATGCAGTGTTAAGCATGGTATGTAGGCAAACAACCCATCCCTGCGCTGTTGTCGTTGGTTGAAGTTCCATTTTGTCACCAAGCACAAAGCTTTTGGCAAATGGATGGCTTCGCGACTCGAATACAGCTCCAGGTCCAAATCTACCCTTTATTTCTAAAGGAATAGGACCAAGTATCCGCCGGATTAGTTTTTTCACATCGTTGATGAATTCAGCGATGCGCACCTCATCAGGTCCCAGTATGGGATGTAAGATGAAGTGATCTAACCTGCGGTTAGTCTTGGCACAGCGGAGTTCAGAACTCCAAAACCCGGCCCTCGCCGCCTCCTTACGATTGACAGTTGTCGGCAGCTCCTCATACTTTCGGAGCAGTTCAACAGCCTGATAATCGCGTCGGAACTTCTCAGCTCCGATTGAGGTGTCGAGGTAATGCTGCGGATCAGCTCGCCGTGAGGCAATTTGATCCCACTCCCGATATTTTACTAGGAGGTACGTACCCAGTGACACGGGTGTGTCGAGGTCTTGCATAAAGCGAAGACACATACTACGGACATCTGAGTCCAGTTCTGCACTTTTCATGGAGAAACTCCAATGAGGTGAGATAAATGTTTCGTAGCCGGCGCTTCACAGCGCTGACGAGATCACTTTTTCCACCACTTGCGTGGCGATCCAAGTAACCCAGCGAGAAACGTTCTGAGCGAAGGCATCAATGAGATTGAGTAAACTCTCAAGCAATGCCGTATCAAAGAACTCCACATCAGCGGGCCGAGTAGCCCGTGAGCATCATCTCGCGAAACAAACTGTGCGCGATAAGGTTAATGGTTTGACTCACTGCTTCGTTAGTTGCAGTAGAGGGAACCATCAAGGGCAGAGTCAAATCCCAATTAAACGGTACGGTGGCCACAAGGGCTCCGTCGACCGCATAAGGGACTCGCGTCTGTCCAAACAACTTTCTCGCGGTTTTCGGCGTGTTGTACACAGTACGTACTGAAGCGATCGGCCGAAAGGCCGGAATCGATTCAGCGTCCTGACGCCAAATGGATGGGCTGTTATCCCCCGAGGAGGGAGACAAAGCAGTCCAAACGATGTCGGTAGTGCCATCGTGCTTTTTGATGGTGATATCGGCAATTTGAGCCATGATAAAACTCCGTGGATTTAGTCGTCCTGACTGCGCGGAGAGCGCTAGTAGCAAGACTTCTCGGGATCTACCCGGGGTAAAGCTACACCCTCACTTTTTAGGAGAGAATATAGCAACTACAAGAGACGAGGCAGTTGCTGCCCGCGTCTTTGACAAGCCCCTAACAGACTTACTAGCGAGTGTAATGCTAGGTAGTCCGGGCTTCCGGTGTAAGCCGAAAACCTCACCATTTCGGTGTTCGATCCAGAACGACGTCCCACTCCTGTAGGAGTAAGACACGTCCGTGACCGTATCCGAATAGATGTGCCAAGGATTACTCACAGAGACGCCGACGAATTCCGTATACTGCCCAATTACTTGGTGCAGGTTAAAGAACCAATCGGCGACAAAGGAGAAAGGGACCAGCTCCCAGGCAACGGTGAGTGGGTTCACCAAACCCATTCGGTTCGTCAGTAGAGCATTATAGTTAGTACACTCTACAGTAACTCCAACTTTGCAACGCACAGTGTGCACGCTACGCTGATGGAGGTGATTACCAGAGACGAGACCTGACAATTGTATCAGTTCAAAGCTCTCTTTAGCCGATGCATGGAACTTTAGACCATTTCGGTCTTTGTCCCACGGCTTTTCGAGAACATCTAAGCTGGTATGAATTTCCGCCAGCAAAGGGGACCACCCGAACCAATACTCAAGCCAAAGGGAAGACGCCTCCCGGGCAACTGCCCAGAAAGTCATCCTTTTATGTTTGCGTTTAACCTTAACCGAAAGCTTCTTGGAGAAGGCTTTCAGATCCCCCTTGCGGAGGGCGCGGTAAGCTTGATAGATTGTACCAAGCCTATTCGCTATCATGCTAAACGCCTGACGCCCTTCAGCGACAGTCGCCCCCCATTGGGCCGCATCTCCCATCCACTTATCTGTCAATCGGCTACGCGCTATACTATAAACGCGGGCTCTGACAGCATCTGTGGCTGGATTCGATGTGATTCCAATGGCGGACTGAGCGTAAGCCCAGGCTGAGGTGTGTTGAATACCCCGCCCATATGTACCATAGTGCCGTACGAAGTCACTGTACGCTTCTTGCTTATGATAAGCGGTCACAGGAGCCGTCTCTCTTATGAAGGGAACGTTCTTGTAACCAAACTTACTCAAAGCATAGGAAGCGTTGTTAGTCGACGGAAGGTACTTAGCTTCGCTGTAATACACAAGGGCCATTACAGCCTCCTGTTAGTTGGTGAGACATCAATCGCGATGAGTTTTCACTCACCCGACCTTGTAAGGTCACTTCGGCTGATGCCGAAGGGAACCCCCCG